GAAATCCTCTTGGATCATTCACATCATTCCAAAACATCTCATATGGATTACCCAAATAAAATATCTTACCATCAGTAGATCTAGTATGGAAATGTCCAGAAAATACTTTTTCAAATTTATCAAATATTCCTATATCCATACCAGTTTCCATCATATGTCCACGAGTTGCCTTAAATCCATTTAATTCAAGATGACCCATGGCAATTTTTGCTTTAGATTTTTTAATAACTGAATATGTATCTTCATAATTTTCAGAATTAATCCAAGGTAAAAAGAGAATCTTTAATTTATCTAAAGAAATTTCTGTTGCTTTTGAATAGATTTTAATATTTTTATAATCTTTTAATAATAATTCAGGAGAATTTACATCGTTAGTATTCTTATAATAACAATCATGATTACCAATAGTCAGATAAACCTTATATTTTTTAAGTGGTTCTAATACAACTCTCTTAGACCACTCAAGAGTTTGTAAATCTATTGCCTTGCGACTATCAAATATATCTCCCATATGTATTATAGTTGTTATTCCTTCCTTCTCTAAGGTAGGAAAAAATACATCACGATAAAAGAGTTCAAAGTAGTCATGAAGACACTTCGAACCCTTCCTAGCCCCATAATGGGTATCAGTTATAATGGCAACCTTCATCGGTTATTGTTGCGATACTGTATATTGTCTTTAATTGTATTGTATTCAGAATTACTACCAGATAATGCTGTATCATCTACCATCATAACTTCATCATACCCACTCTTTTCAATAATCTTTGTTTTAATATCTAATTGTTTTTTCTCTTTTTGTATTCTGCGGAGAAATGCATAATGAATGATCTGAGTAAAATATGCAAATGGATTTCTAGATTTCTCTGGATCAAAGTTGTGAATGTATTGCACACAGTTTTCTATACCATCAGAAATCATATCTTCACGAAACATATAATTAACAAAGTTCGGTTTATACGACAAATGAGTAGCAATCTTTAAAAAACACTCACCAAGATAGTTCGGTATGGGTGGTTTACCCTCCCAAGGTCCAGACTTTGGTGGTTCTTTATCAGGGTATTTTTTTATAAATGCTTCTCTTGCTATAGCAACTTTTCCTCTATAAACAATCATAGCCTCCAACAATTCTTTATTATTTACATAATGTTCCGTCTTTTTTCTAGGCATGGCATTGGAGTTTCCGTTTTATTAATTGTTTTTATTATATCACAAAACTTAAGGCTTGACAAGGTAGTCAAATATCAGTAGAATAACTCTGTCAAGGGTTAAGGGATAAGTTTAGCTTTCTTTATTATTAATATTTTTCTTAAATAATACTTCAAGATACTTTCGAGCATCTTTTACGGAAGAAATATATCCCATTTTAGGAGAAGGCTTTGTATATCCAGTATTATTATAAATTTCTATAACATCATTAGAAATAAAATCATTATATATTTGAATCAATCTATCATCTGTACTTTCAGTCATAGTAATTATCTTATCAGATTTTATCATGAAAAAGTCTTCTTCAGATAATTCAATCCATGGTTTAACTTTGATATGAGATCCATTACTATTACTATACATCGTCATAATAATAGGATTCTGTAAAATTATAATAGCATCATCACCACTATCATCCACAGATATAAGAGAAAATATTTCTTCTCCTGATACCAATTTTATTATGCTATAAAATTCATCTCCCATTAGTTTTTAATCGGTATGTTGACTATATCATAATTGAAATTTTCTTCATTGTAGACTTTAATTCTTTCTATCAAATGATTTAAAGTATAATTTCTTCTAGATTTATAACTAATATCATCGGCAATATCATATAAAGTTGCTCTAGTTTTTTGATTGCCTTTTCTAAGTACCCTCCCAATTGATTGAAGATTACGAATTCTAGATTTAGAAGGAGAAGCAAAAATTACATTATGTAAATTTTTAATGTTAATTCCAGTTGAGAAGGTGCCGTAAGAGGCAATAATGATTGCATTTTTTTCTTTTTCTGTAATTTCACGAACTTTTTCTCTGTCTTCAGTAGCTACTCCACCATGAATAAAGAAAACTTTTCGATTTTCAATAATGTTATTATTATTTATTAAATTATATAACGGTTCACCATGTCCTTCCACTCTAGCATATAATATGAGTGTATTGCCTTTTAAATCAAGAGCAAGGTTTTTAATAAAGTTATTTCGACGATTATGAGTAATGATATATTGAACTTCTTCTTCAAAGTTTTCAAATTTATTTGGTGGGTGTTTCAATAGAAGCACATTGATATCCAGTTTAGCCAAATGCCCTTTCTTCATTAACTCGTCAGTTTTTATGATTTTATAGGAAGGTCCAAACAATCCCTCAAGAACCCATTTGTGTGTTTGCGTTCCATCAAGAGTTCCTGTAAACCCATAACGATACTTAGCATCTGAAAGTTTAGTCATTATAGATATAAGTGATTTTGATTTAAACTGGTGAGCCTCATCCCCAACCACAACAGAGAATCTCTCAAAATACTTTCTGGGGAGTTTGTAGATTGATTGCCACGTAGTGATAATGACTTGAGAGTCCGTCTCTCTTTCTTTTCCAGCGTATATCTTGTGACAAAATGAACCAACGTCCCATCCGTAATCCGCAAAGTCTTTATACATTTGCTCTACTAGCGAAGTCGTCGGAACAACTATCAGAGTATTTTTCTTGTTCTCAACAAAATATCTCACAATCGAATATATCATCAGAGACTTTCCCGATGCAGTTGGGGATATCAACAACTTTCTATTATGTCTTAAAGCATCGTATACTCCCTCAATTTGATAATCTCTAGGTTTATGTTTCGAAATAGCTGTCATATAATCTTTGACACCTCCTTTCGAAATCATTTCATTAACTTCGAATGGTAATCCATAATGTTTATTATATCTAAATTCGTACTTATAACCATGATCCGCACAGAATTGTATTATCTTATCTAATAATCCTACATATATTTCTTGTTTCTGGATATTAAATAGACGAATCTTTCCATCCCAAAATTTTTTCTTGTATGCTGGTGAAAACTTTGCACCAGGTACCTCAAAAGTAAACTGATCTGCTAATTCATAATAAACATGAGGTTCTGCTTGAACGTCCAGAAAGACCTCATTTTTCTTTGATATAACCAAATGTGACATAACATAATGTTCATTCGGAAATATTTATCAACTAAATCCAGACTGGAATTTATGCCATTCGATGGCATTTTTTATTTGATATGTTCTGTTAGAAACGTTTCTGATAATTTCTTCTAAGAATTTTAAAGTGGTATCATAATATCTTATCTTGAGATCAATCTTAGATAACCTCTCATCTGCGTCTAGATGCCTCTGTATTGCGTCTTTCTCCCTTACCTTATACGGAAATGGTTCTTCTGCATATACTTCAGGTTCTGCTTTTCCAGTATAATAATTATATCTTTCTAATCTTGCTTTACTGTATTGTTCTCTTGCTTTCTCACGCAAAAGAGTAATCGTATTATAGACAGTATAATACTTCGAATGTAATTGAGGAATTTTTAGTGATTCATCATGTAGGTTATCAGGGTCAATGACAGAATCTTTCTGCCACATCTCCTGAATTTTGTCAAGATCCATAATAAAAGTTTAATTGCTTATAAAGGTGTTCTCCCGTCTGGGCCAACAATGTCGTATATAGTATACTTGAAATTAACCTCTGCTGTAAAGTAGTTAATATCAGTATCAGTTGCTTCGAATTCTAAAGAGGTTAATGATGTAGGAAACATATTACTGAATTTTACAATAGCAACATCTCTATAATTGCTATTTAAAATATGTAAAGATCCATCACTAAATGCTTCATCATTATCTCTACCACCTTTATTATCGGTAGTAAGACTTATATATTCCTGTGCTGTATCTGGAAAACCCAATCCTGTTAACCAGTTATGAATTGCCATATAATTTTCTAATTCTTCATCTACTAAAAATCTAAGAGAGAAATCACCAAACTCCAGTTTATCACCAGGAATATCAATATTCTTGAGATAATTTGGTTGTGAAGCAGTTCCCAAAGTAATTTCTGGTATTCTTGCAGAATTTGAAAAGAAATTAACTTTTGGTGTTTTTGTGATATGAAATTTAAAACCAATAGGAGATAAAAAATTCCTATTTGATATTTGATTCTCAAGGGAATTTCTTGTTGCCATTTTTAACCTCCGTTACCTCCACCGTTGCCTCCTGAACCATTTCCACCGTTGCCGTTACCACCATTTCCATTCCCACTGCCACCATTGCTATGCCCATTACCATTAGAGCCATTCTTTTTGCCATTTCCATTTTCACCATCATCATCAGGTTCTAATAATCCTCTACCACCCACATGGTATCCACGTGGCATCTTTTTACATTTTTTATCAGTATAGCACCAATACTGTCCTGTGGGACATCTTTTTGCTGCTGCTTCTTCTATGAATTTATCAAATTCTTTCATTATTCAATAATCAGATTGTACCATTGTTCACTCATACCCATGATAATATTATCTGCCATATCTTCTGTATCGGCATAACCCTCATCCATGAGATGCTTTACTATTTTATCATGGCGGTCAATAGCCTCTTTATACTGTCTAGGAGTCGGTTTCATGGTAATACTACTTTTATTGTTATTTATTCACTTACAACCGTTGCATTAGCCCACCACTTAGGTTGGTAAGTAATTCCTAAATCTGTGGTTATAGTTGTATTTTTTTGTGCATTTGCTGCTGACTCAGTAGAATATACTTTTCTTTTAGAATAATCATTACTCCAAGCATTATCTCCACTATAATATTCTACTCCATTATCAGGAACAGCAGAACCAAGAATACTTTCTTTTTTAATATGAAATGGCATAATAGAACACAGGTCTCCTGAAATATTTAGATAAAAAAAGAGGACTCCGTAGAGTCCTCTTGATGAATAAAGGAAATATATCCTTTCTTCTTACATAAGGTTTTGTACCTTAACTCTTCTATAGTACTTATTACTATTTCTGATGATTGCACCAGGATTAGTAAGTGTAGCACCCTGTGAGAATGGGTTAGCAACAATACCATAACGAGTCTTAAACCCGATTTTTGGTTGGAAAGTATTCTCTCCCACTGCACGAACCATCTGTAGAGGAACGTAAGGGCAATAGAATAAACCAGCGTCATAAGGTGAAGTACCCTTGTATCCAGCAACATAGTACTGAGCACCAGCAGCAGATCCGTTGAATCCACCAGCATATGGGTCAATGTATACCTTATACTTACCTTGAAGAGTTCCAGCAAATGTATTGCCAGTGTCATCAACGTTAAGGTTAGCGTTAAGAGCAGGTGTGTAATCAAGTACACCAGCCATTGTTAGAGCAGAAGCAACGTCTGCGGAGCAAAGGATCATGTTGCCCTTTCCTCTACGAGTTTGCTGTGCGATAGCGTTGGCATCTCTTTCGATC